CATCATCATATCGTCCGGAACTTCACCCGCAGCAACTGCATTGATGAGGTAGAACGACCTGCGAATCAGATCACTAGTGATGATGCTCTGTGTCATGGGTGTCCTGTTGGATGGCTCTGGGAGACGCTCTGGATAGTCCGGGCTATATACATAGCGACTGGACTATGCGCAGCGCCCGGACTAGGCAGCGGGGGCCGGGGGGATACTGGCCGGGTCGATGATGCTGTCGAGCCATGCGTCACCGAGAGCATCCTCTTCCTCTTGGGAATTGACGATCTTTTGCTCGGTCACTAGGCCGTTTTTGTACAGCATCTTGGGAAATTCTTGATGTTCCATGATTTACTCCAGTTAAGTTTGAAACCCGGATACCTTTCGATATCCGGGGTCCGAGGGATCTAACCTTAGTTAGGGTTAGAAGAGGTGCCAGTGGCGCTGACGATGGCCCAATCGAAGCCAGTAGCGGCAGTCGCGTTGGCGTTACCGTAAACGGTGAACGAGCCAGCAGCGGCCACAACACGTGCCACGTACAACAGAGTACCGTCAGCAGCAGCTTGATTCAACTGAGCGAAGATGATCGATTGTGGGGTCACCAAAGCATTCGTGATCGTAACCGAACCTGCGGCAGCGGGGAATGTACCAGCACCTTGGGTTTGAGCAGTAGTCAACGCACCGGACGTTGCAGGACCTGTAGAAGTGGTAGCACCACCGCTTGCGATCAGAGCAGCTTCGGTAGAAGCAGGCAGTTCAACCACTTGGCCAGCAGTATAGCCACCATAGTTACGCAAGAGGGTAACGAAACCACCTTGGTATAGACGGTGACCGGACACCTTGATGCCGGGCTGTTTGAACGCTTGCACCACGTCTTTGGTGAAGGCGATGACATGTTTTGCAACGATCGGGGCGATCGCCAGCAAGAACAACGATGCGGCAATTGCCAGCAAAGGAAGGATGTATTTCATTTCGGGTCCTTGAGTGAAAGTTTCAGATAGGGGGGCTTGTGACCCCCCATTCTTTTTCTTAGAGCGCGTAGCCCACAGAAAGTTCAGGATAGGGAGCTGCCCATCCGTACAGTACGTCAATACGCATGATGGAGACATCACCCATACCGTCGTAAAACTCGGTCACTTTCAGGCGGAAGCCTTTGTATTCCACTTGGGAAACATCGACTACGCCTTTACCGCCAGCAGGTGCCCACATGGGGACCATGGCCAGAGTGAATGCATCTTTGTGGAATGCAGGGTTGAAGGTGTAGCTACCGGAGGCAGTGCCGAAAATGGTGATCGCAGCGCCGTTGGCAGGAGAAGCAGTCACGTTTTGGAATGCGCCAGCAGGAACGATGGCCGGGGAAATGCTCAACGAAGTAGCAGAAGCTGCAGCATCGGCTGTCACCGTGAATTGCTGGAGAGTACCAGTAGACTGACGGGATTGGGGGTTGACCGCAAACACGCCAGCAAAGGTGATCTTCGAACCACGAGTGACGGTACCATTCAAAGCGGCCACGGTAATAGTGGAACCAGTTTGACCAGCGCCGTTGACCGTGTTGGTGGTCACAACAGCAGTGCCGTTGGTATGGGTTTGCACGTTCTGGTCCATGGCGTAAGCCAGACCCAACGAGTCAACCATCATGCCTTGCTTCATTTGGCGAGTCAGGACGTCTTGACCGTTGAACATGCCAGCCATACCGACGATGAATGGAGCATTCAAAGCAGGAGACAGGATCAGACCACGTTGCTTGTCACGGGGTGCACCCATTTCATCCAGACGCTGGTTCAAGCCTGTGATAGCTTGGAGTGCCAACAATTGGCTGTTGGGAGGAGTGCCGGGAGTACCGATCACGTTGTTCGACTGCAGACGAGCCATTTCCAGACCGCGACGGTCGATTTCGTTGGCCACGGTAGCCATCGCAGCGGTCAGCTTGTCTTCCAACTTCTGCAAGGACAGAGTGCGCTCGTTTGCGGTGAACTGCAAGTCCACACCGCCCTGAGAAAGGGTCAAAGGGATGGTGGATTCAACAGTACCTTGAGGAACAGCAACACGGCCTTCACGATATGTGTAACGTGGGGGGCGCTTGATGTTGATCGTCTGGCCGGGGGCATAGCCACGGCTCATATTGCTGGTGAATTCGTCTTCCCAATCACGGTTGACCATGGAGGAGAAAGACAACATGTTTTCGAGAACAGCGAGAGCTTCTTTAGCTACTACGCTGGTCGTCGCGAGTACGTTTGACATTTGGGGTCCTTAAGGATTAAGCCGCCCGACCGTACTTCCGGAGATTGCGCTGTGCCACATAGTCTTCCATCGACATTTCATCGAGTGAAGGGGTCATGGTACGGCCCTGTCCGATAGTACTTGCGGGTGGTGGAGCTTTGGAGGTTGGTTTCTCCACGACTTTAACAACGGGTTTGGCTGAATCGGCAACATCGGATTTATCCGTGCCGTTAGCGGGGGCTGCTGCTGCCTCCAGTTTATCGCCAAGTTTCCCAATCTCAAACGCTGCTTTAGCGGGTGACATCGAGTTCAACTTGTCGAGAAGATCAGGGTTCTTCGCGAAGTGGTAAGCGATGTTGGCTCCGAGTTCATGTTCGAAGATTAAATCGGCTACGTGTTTCGCGACGGGTACTTCGGCTGCGTCCATCACATCATTGAAATCAGGAATCGCAGTACGGGCCGATTCCAAACGCGACTGCCAAGAAGCAGCACGTTCAGTCACAGCCTTTTCAGCGGACTTCTGATTGTCTTTTTGAGCGAGTTTCTGCTCGACTTTGTAATCGACCAAAGCATCCTGATACTCTTCTGGGGTAGCGTAATCGGTCTGGACAGGTGGCTTGAATGTAGCGGCGGGTTGGGCCGGAGGTTGCGCCGTATCTGGTCCTTGAGCACGAGCCTTCCAATAGGCTGCTTCCCGTTCAGCTTCACGACGAGAACGTGTCAATTCATCGATCCGTGCTTGGACGCCGGGTTTGAATCGGCCCTTGTTATCACGGTTATCAGGATTGGACTCTATCTCGTCGATTTCTGAATCATTCGTCGTTTCAGTCGTGGTTTTCTCTGCTTTAGGAGTTACATCTGTCACATCCGCTTTCGGAGCGGGTGTTTCCACCTTGGGAGTTTCAGGCGCGATCAAAGTAATCTCGACCGGACCTGCATCTTTTGGGGTGTCAGTTGTACCTGCAGAGGCACCTTGGTTATCAGCACTCATTGAGTGAACTCCGGCCCTATATTCATGCTCATAGGTAAGCTGTGCCCAAGTTGCGCATTTCCCCCAACAGGGTCCTTTAGGGTGCGAATGTTATTCATAGGTATGAGTGTATCACGTGAGAGAGGGGCTGTCAACCCCTACTCCTGATAGTTCATATCTGGGTTCATGTTCCCGGTCGGCTGAGACGCTGGAGGAGCCACCATTTCGGGGTCCTGAGGGGGTTGACCCCCCTGCGTTTCGGTTGTCTCATTAACAAGGTCCTCTGCGACGTCCGTTGCAAGTTCCTGTGGAACCGGGATACGTGCAAGGAGAAGCTGCACCATCCCTGCAAGTTCTTGTACATCCTTTCGGCTTTCCGCCGTGATGTGCGCGACTTCGACAGCTGTTTCTTGTTTAATCTGTTCTGCAGTGACTTTGGCGTAATTGGCGTCTGCATTTTTCTGCAGCTCTTGCATAGCTTGCTCGGCTTGTTGAAGCTTTTGTGTAAGCTGTTGCACCTGCTGCACGGGGTCCGGGCCATCTTCTGGATCATTGCGAATCTCCGGAGGAATGGTACGAGCAATACGCTCTGAAATCTCTTCGGCGCCGGGCCAATTCATGGCCTTGACAACTTGATCACCCGCGATATCCATCAGCTTCGGCCAGCTTTGACCGAACTGTACCATAGCGTCCGCTGCTTCAGCGCGCATTGTGGCGTAAGATGGGCCTGTCGTAACAGCGACTTCATATTTACCGACACGAACATCATTAATAACACGGTTAGCGGCTTCGTCAAGCTTGTTAATATAGGCCGACTTAACTGTTCCGTCTTCACCACGCATCAGAACAGCACGTTCAGTATCGTAGTAATATGGAATCATGCAAATCAAGCACTTACCAGCGTGGCGAAGTGTACGAGTCAGGTTGTCGGTGTAATGGAAGTTGGCTACGTTGCCTTGTCGCTGCTGTGCGATTTCCTGCTTACCGCTTGTGGCATTACCAGCAGCACCGAGAGAACTATCAAATAAGCCAGTTGTAGCTTTGATGTTATCAGCCGCATGGCTAGCCATTGTAAGAACGCCAACGGGCACATCAACCATTGGTTGACGCGAAGGAGGTGGTGCGAGTTGGCCATCGATACCGACGGGCTTGTATTCGAGATATGGGAACGAACGATTGTTCGCTTGCGCCCAGCGTTTTTCTTGGCCTTCAAATTGACCCTCCGCCCCGATATACGGGGTCTTAGGACGAAGCGATACTTCCTCAGTAGCCGATGTCATCCAAAAGTTGTACATCATGGCGGGATCTTTAGCGTTGCGAATCACGCCAGCCCGGTAAATCTTTCCGTCAACGTCGATTTCTGTGCCGTATACCGGGAAAACCGGAATCCACTTGCACATGATTTCGGTCGACTTCAATACTTCGTACGGGGTCACGAGGTAGTGCATGACCTTTTTCTTGTAACTCGGACGTTCTCCCTTGACGTACAAACCATCGGCCAGACCTTCTTTGGTCCAGCCAGTGGTTCCGTCAGAATATTGGTAGAGTGTCGCGGGTTCGAATTCAATACGGTAGTACTCGGCCACACGGACCATGTTTTCCCAAACCCATTTTTGGTTTGTCGCTTGGGAGCTACCGATCGAAATAGTGCTGAAACCACCTGCGGGAATTTCGGCGTTCGGGTGACGAGCTTTGAACTCGTCTTGGGTCATCTTTTCGCTGATGATGACGAATTGAGCATCTGAACCATCAGGCTCGACGCTTGCTGGGTCGAAGGAAACAGTGAACGAATTCCGAATACGCTTGAAGCGCAACACTTGATCGAAGGAATCCTCGGATTCGTAGTCGGTGACCAATCGGAAATACCCGAAACCGATAGCGGCAGCGGAGTTGACTGCAGTGTCATAAGCGACGTCAGCAGCCGAATCATATTCAATATGGCGGATCATGCCTTGAATAATTTCAGCAGTTTCCGGATCTGCTTTCTCGCTCACCGGGGACACTTTAATCTGGTTCCGGTTCTGACGTTGATCATTCGTGACCTGTGCGAGGAACGTTGGGAGCTTGTTGATAGTCAGACAAGGCCGACCGTCTGCTTCCCGGCTCCGACGCTGTTTCTCAGGCCATTGATTGCCCTTCAAGAACTCCAGATCGTCTTTGCCTTCTTTCCAGTTATCCCCGTCAGCGGAGTTGCACATTTCGAAGCGGGCTTTTATCTCCGCGACGATATCCATGTGTTCTTTGGACTTGGCTTTACCTTGATCCCCCGATTTTTCGGGCATTCCATTTTCATTCATTTGAAGTCCTTAGGGGCGACTTGGCCCAAATAATTCGGTTTAAACACTCCGGGAGTGCTGAAAGGCATTCGAGCCATCATGATGGGCTTTCCCTGAATCACGCTAAACCCGAATTTTTCCGAGTACCAGCGGATCAATTGTTCTTGATCCATTTTCACACCTTCTCCGAATGGTTTCGGAAATAATACGAGTACTATCTTATGGGCGTCGGCCTCATCACAAACGTTCAGAAGCATCTGTGTGGCCATTCCTTGCTTCCGGAGATTCTCTGGAACATCCACGTGAGTGATTTCGCGGGTCTTAAGACGCAGCCGATTGGGTATCGCAGTGCAGATGGATACCTTGCAGGTGGCGTTTTCATAGAACCGGACCCCCGGTTTCATTTCTTTGAATATTGATTCGACCATTTTAGCCCATCCAATCCATCATTTCATGTTCAGCGTCACGGTCATCGAATTCTTTGACCTCTTTCTTACCCTTCACGATGCCGGGGAACAGTTCAGCCAGCCCCCAGAATAATGCGTCGGCCCTGTTCGGGGAACCCGTGCCCACGTATCCGTGTGTAGAGAAGTGTACGATTTCTTCTTCGAGTTCATCGAAGGTGCCTACGTGACGCACTTTGCCACTCTCATAGAGTGCCGAAAAGGGTTCTGCCCGTACTGCTTTGCCGCGAGAGGCCGTGACGCATTTAAATGGGGTCCGGGGACGTTGTGTTTGAATCACAAAATTCACCATCGCACCGCCGTAATTGGTTTCACCTACTATCGCGTCAGCTTCGTGGCGGTCATAAGCAGTCGTGGCCACCGTTCCCCATGTCTTCGGACCTGCTTTGACAGTACAATCCTCTAGAACATAAGCATTGCCATCGACGCCAAGGCCAACAACGACGATACCGATAGCATCATTGTCTGCATTATCCGTGTCTCCAGCTCCTGATGGGTCAACTGCGACCACGATTCGGACCATATCCGGTATATCACCGTCAATGACCCGCCACATATCAATACACTCATCAGTAAAAAGAGCATTGGGTGTGGCATCTGCAAATTCTCCAAGCAGGAAGCGTTTACGTAGACGAGGACTGAGCGCTTGCAGCGTGTCCAAATAAGTGGCGCTCAAGTTCTCTTTGTTGTCTTCCGGATTCATCTTGCAGTAGACGTAATCCTGAGGATTGGGCAGTGCTATCCGTGTATCCGGGTCTTGTTTTTGGATGAACATGCGGTACGACCAGTGCATCTTATTGGTTGGGTTGCAGTCATAGAACATCCGGGGTTTGAGGAACTCGCTAGAACCGAACGAGGACTTGGCCAACTGCGCCAGCCGGGTTGCCGCCATATCCCGTGATTCTTTGTTGATTTGGGAGCACTCGTTCAGGTACATTGTCGCGTACTCTTGCCCGAGAATTTTTTCTGTTCGCTCTTTGTCATCCAATCCGCCGAACCAAATCTGGCTCATATTAGGAAGTGTCGCGTACCAGTCCGTCTTACTGAGGTTATACTCAACGCCCGGAAAGCATAGATTCATTACTTTCGGGAACGTGTCGAGGATGATGGAGGCTTTGATGTGGTTGAAACGGAAACGGAGAATGGCGTGTCGTGATCCTGAGGCTTTAAGAGCGCGGAACACGGTATTCCGTGTGTGAAGAAATGTCTTTCCTGAACGTGACCCGCCATATAACATCCCATGGGTTGCACCGCCAGCCAGAATTTGTTGAGCTTCATTCTGCTTCACCGTGAACTTGAATTCGCTCATGGATATGTGCTCCACACGAGCCAAACACACATCGCAAGCGCGCCGACTACAAATCCTGTTATGAAGCCGAGCATATTATATATCCGCGTCGAATTTCGACGCCACGTTAATCTGGATATTGGTGGTCCCAATGGTCTTACCCTTAGCAGCCGCATCGTGCTTCTGGTAAATTCCAACCGCTTCCCCACGTGCCCGTTCAGCTGCCAATGCAGTCTTGAGTTGCCCCGTGCCCTTCGCCAGATCCCGGATTTCCGCCAGTTCGTGCAGGTGAGCGCCTACTGAAATCAGAGCAGAATCCGAAATTGCATCCGTAATGTCACGTATCTTGAGTGCTACTTGAGGACGGGCCAGCAATTCCTTACCACGAGCCAACGCCATCCGCTCCTCTTGACCGAATGCCATACGGTAAGCAGCCGCAATATTACCGCCTGATTCGATTACCGCCAGCGCGAACGTTTCTTCATCCTGAGTGCAAGGGGGATAAACAGGCTCTGCAGGTTGGGTTACCGCAACCGGAGACGCCTCAACCGCCGTGATGATATCAAGGTGTGTGTGGGTTGAATCGAGTACTTCGGACATAACCACGAGTGTAGCACGTGCGGGTACGGGTGTCAACCCCCCGAGAGACATAGTTCATAGACCCCCTATATTTCGGCGGGTTTTTTGTTTCGGGAGATATGGCAATTGGGACGTATATTTTCGACGAAAGGCGCAGACCAAGGGGGAGGGTATATTATACACTGGACGGTAACCAGAGGCCCCGGCCAAGCATGCCAATCGGGTCGCGGCTCGTCGGGGCATCCGGGGTGGCATTCGCGGATTCACGGCTAGGGGGCCTGCGTTGCGTGGAACCAACGTTGGATTCACGGCACGTTGTACACGAACCACGTTGCACGGTCGCCACGTTGCGTGGAAGATACGTTGCTCCAGCCCCACGTTGCAGTGGCGCAACACGGGATACCCCCTCCACCCCTCCTATACCCCTCTGATACCCCTCCACCCCCGCTCCGCTATCAGGCTGATAGCACCCGAGGCCCGTCCGACGCGGCCTGTGGGACCATGACCCCCTCCGAGATACCCCCCATCCTACCTCAGACCCCATCTGCGACTCTCTACGTCACGTCTCCCCCGTCCTACTCCCCCACCGGACCCCATCTCCCTCTCCGACACTCCCAGATATAGGAGGGGTAGGAGGGGTATAGAGCGTCGAGTGGAGAGATATATGGAGTGGGGAATGGAGGGGTATGGAGCAGGTTTTGTGTTTCACGTGGAACGGACTAGCAAGTCAGAGACGCTGGATCGCGGAGCCGCTCTTGGTTCGTATTCCTTCTCCCGTGTTCCAAGGTCCACGTCTCAGGGTCCTAACATCCCGGCCTCGCGCCCCCGGACCCCGCTCCCCTGTTCCACGTGGAACGTCCAGACCCCTCGCCCGATAAGGCAAGACTCGTGCCAACCCTCCCGTGCACTAAGATAGTGCATGTCTCCTTGGTATCTTCCTTGCGCTCTGTCGATATGTCCGGTACTAATATAGCCCGGCCCGTCTGATGTCAACGGAGAGCCTCCGAGATACCTTCCCGGACATCTGTTCCACGAGACTGTTCCACGGACGGGGTTGGCACGTTTCTTGCCAGCACCCCTCCCCCTATTCGTCCGACGAACGGTATTTCTCGTCCGACGAACGGTATGTCTTAGGGGATTACGGACCCATTGACGCCGTGATATAATAGAACCCAGAGAGATGAAAGAGGCTCCAGCGGCAAGCCGGGATTCCCCCGGACCCGCACCCCTAATAGGATATAGCATCATGACACAGACCAACGCCACCCCCGCAATCGAAGCAGGCCAATCCATCGTGATCGGCGGAGAGATATTCCAGATCGTCGCCATCAAGGGCCGCTGGGTGAACATCAGCGACGGGACCAACATCAGCCGTGCCCTCGCAGCAGACGGACGGAGCCAGTACCTGCAAGACGTCCAGACCCTCGGCGCAGAAATCAATGACCCCAATGGCGATCTGGCCGACCTGATTCAGGCCGTGAAGGACGAAGCCGCCGAATCCGAGACAGCAGACGCCACGGGTTACACAGGACCCATGCTCAAGCTCCGGGAGCGCCTGAAGGCCGGGAAATATCAGAAGGCCGCGAATGGTCAGCCCTGCTGTGGCGACCTGATCGCTACGATATTCGGGACCCTCAAGCCCGAAGACACCATCCGGGCATGTGTGATCGCCCTCGGAATCGGCCATAACCCCTACACCCATCTGAACATCGGCCAACAGAGCATGAACCTCCGGAATCGCGTACGGAATGCCTACAAGCGGGGCGAATTCGGATTCGGCGTGATCCGGGAGGCCGTGGAAGAGGTCACAGGCGTGGAATCGGACGTATTCGAGGACACCGAGACAGACGAAGACGACAGCGAGGAATAATCCGGGTCGGGGGGCTTGACGCCCCCCACCACCCGTGATAAAATAGAATCTCACAATAGCCAATAGGAGTAACACCATGACCATCAAGACCCAACACCCCAAGACCCTCGCGGCCACCCGTCGCGCCATCCTCAGCCGTGCATTTGAGGCATGGATGCCCACGGACCCGGAAACAGCAGAAGCGGACCTCGCCCTCGAAGCGGCCTTGCTGGAGACGCAGACCATCACGGAGGAGGACACCCTCGACGAAATCAGCGTGACTGATGACGGGGACGAAATCCGAATCGTCCTGAACGGGGGCGACGAAATCC